CTTTTTCGACTTTCACTTCCCAAACAGATTTGCTAGCTGTTTTGTGATATGTATTGACACGTAGATGATAGTTTCCTGTTGGTTTAACCCAAGTAATCAGCGTTCCTGTAGTCCCTGTTTTTAAATCAGATACAATCTGATAATTTTGGATTTTATCGTCCATTAACCAGAGTATCACGTTATCGCTCTCAACATTTCCGTTATGAAACGCAGTAAAATTACCATCCGATTTCGCACTGATGAGGTACTTTTGATTTTGCTCTAAATAAACAGAAGTTTCGCTTTTGTAAAAAACGAAATTATCAAAATTCGTTGGTTTTTTATCCGGCTTAAAAGGTCCTTTCGAGCCTTTTAAGAGATTGCGACCACCAACAGACACACTACCAGCAGTGTCATTCCATGCATAATCGGCTGGGTTAGTGCTATTCGCTTTATCGAAGTCGGTACATATACCCAGATACCGCTTGGTGCCATCTTGCGTTAGACTGAAACCAGTTCGACCGTCGGCACTATCCGCATAAGCAAAATGGATATAGGGTGTTCGTCCGTCTGCTCCAGCTTTGCCCGGAATACCGTCACGCCCGTCACTACCTTTCCATTTACTCCACCGGTAATCTTGTGGGTTTCGGCTATTCGTAGTGCTGAAATCTTGGTACATACCGATAAAAGCCTTGTCAGTATCGGTCTGGCTGAAACCACTACCAGACACCGTGTCAGCGTATGCGATGTGGGTGTACTGGGTTTTACCATCAGCACCCTTAATGCCGGGGATCCCTTGGTCGCCTTTAGGCCCAGTGTCACCTTTATCGCCTTTAGCCCCTTGTTCCCCGATTTTTGAAACCGAGTATCCAGTTTCGCTAGTGTTATCTGTGTAGCTCCAGACTGTCTTAGTCCAGAGGTATTGCCCAGCTGGTACGCTAGGTACTTGGCTAACCCAACCAGTTGTTGGTGGGACTGTCCCAGATACCCCTTTAGCATAGGTGATTGCGGTGCTATGAATACCGACACCGTCTTTACCCGGGATGCCATCAACACCACTGTTGCCATCTCTGGCAATATAGATTTTCTGATACCCGGTCTCATTTGTATTATCGGTATAAGTCCAGATGGTCTTTGTCCAAAGCCATTGGCCTTGAATTAATTTCGGAGGTGTTTGAGACCATGTTCCGGGTGCAATGCTATCTGACGCTGAAATCCCATAAAGAACCGTCGTACCTTTTATCCCAACGCCATTTTTTCCAGCGATACCATCTCGACCATCTCGGCCGTTTAAGCCGTCAGAAACACCGACAAATGTAATCTCGTCACTAGCAACCTCTTTCTCTCCAACCCAAGCTGATACTGTGATTACGGTAGGTTTAGTAATCTTGCTTGCGCTCACTGTGTAAGTCAGCCCAGCTCCAACAATAGAGCCATCAATTACAAATCGATAGGTTGCGTTAACTATCTGATTCCCTCGCTTTAACGTTGGACGTAATGTTGACTGCCCTGTATTGTTTTTAAAGATAACGCCGTTATCTGTTGAAAAAAGAATGCTGTAAGGTCTACTGTTTTCAACCATTCGTTCGAAGACGGTTCTAAGGTCTCCCGATGTCCTATTTTCAAGTTCCTTGAAATTACCAAAAGTCGTTGTGTTATTTGCTGGATTGCTAAAACTAATCTTTTGCTCAATAGCACGAGCCCTTACGTCGAGTGATGGAACAAAGCCCTTGTCGTGAATTGTGATAGTATCCCCAATCTCAACATCAACGAACCCATCGACTTCGTAAGTAATAGCTGGATAAGCGTTTTTTCGCAAATTCGCAATTCCTGCAGCACGGATAACTTTTGGATCATCACTGTCAACTTCTAAATCCTTTCGAATCCACTTATTGTCTTGAGTCGAAGCCCCAAAAGTCGAAGGGTACAAGTTGGCTGCATGAGGTGCATAGAGACAATTGCCCTCTTGCTTGAAGATAACAATCCCTTTATCGTTCTTTTCTTCCCAAGCTGGAAGACCACCAATATAGACTCGCACTTCAGGGCCATTCTCAGGTTGCTCTTTTGCCTTGCCGTACGGAACAATCATCGTATAAATTTCGGTTTTATCAACCTTCCTCGTCATCGATTTGATATTTTTTTCAAACGTCAGACGGATATCGCTACGAATTCGACCTACGCCAGTGTGTGAATCGTCCGCTTGATGGTAAACGTTCAGGACGAGCTGTTTAATAGAGCTGTCGTCGTTAAGTCTAGTCACAAATTCAACTTCAGCATTAAATTTATTAGCCAAGCTCAACAACCTTGCCAATTTCGTGTCTTGTCCTTCCCACTCAAGTGTTTTTTTCTGGTCAGAGACCTCGTTGACACCGAGCGTCACCATCGCAAACTGAGGAATATCAAACGCATTGAGGTATTCTGCAAAAGACATAGCTTTTTCAGCCTTGTAAGCATTCGTGTATTCGTTTATCAACTCAAGATTCAGGTTCTCGCAGTAGCATCTCACCCATCGCTCATTCTCTTCGACCTTCATAATGTTAAACAAGTACGTTTGGCCATTATGTTTGAAGGAAATGAAAGAGCGTTCGTTTAGTTGATTGTAAAGCGGTTGGTTTGCTGTATCACCTAGCAATTCCTTTTTTGAAACGGTAAATTCGAATGTGCTAGATGCCGTCTCAAGATTGCGAGTCCAAGCATCGTCGTAGAAGTTTAACGTTTCTTGTTTTTCGTTATCAATGAAGCCAATCTTTTGTAAGTTGGCATCGTGAATCGTTAACAGCATTACAAATACCTTTCTTCAAATTTAACGGACACAGAGGGCCTGTTCGTGACCCACCTTGAGCAATAAACTTCGAGTTGAGACTTGCCAGGAGGAATTGTGATGAAATCAGAACCTTGCACAACATCAACGATTTTCGAAATATTATCTACTAGTACAGTGTCGTTCTCGCTGTTTATCACAACTTCTCCACCGGCCCTATATCGATTGGGAACTTTCCGGACCCCTACGACATAGTCTTTGCGATAAATAAAATCATCTAAGTACATGTGGCTAACTTGCGGTGCGTTCCCGATTTTGCTGAAGATAATGTGGATTTTATCCGATTTCTTACCTTTGATTTCAGGAATGGTATATCTAGGGTAAGACCCCCACCAGTAAAATTGGACGACATCGTCAAACCTTTGGATGTCTGACCACCCTCTAGGTTCGTTAAATGGGTTGTGCTCTTCTATGTGTGTCCCTAGAAACTGCTTTCTGTCAACAAAACGGTAGCCTCCCCTGCCATCGCTGGCTAAAAAGTTGTATTCACAACCCAGACCGCTACCACGTTTGTAGGTTTCGACGCCATACAAAAAAGTGCCACTTGCATCTGTGACACTAATTTTCAAATAACCCATCTGATCTGCAGAGCCTAGCCAAAAAATTTGCCTCCACCAGAAATACTCGTACAGAGCACCTTTTACACCGCTAGAATCCCTTGGGATATCAAATGTAACTGATGCTGTCTGGCCACTCTGCAACGCAATGTGAGGGCGACCCCAAGCATTGTCGATGTAAAGCGTGCCGTTTGGTCTGGTATCGTTGATATCGTTCGTGATACCAACATTTTTCAAACCTTGTGACAATCCGTTAGGGATTCTGTGTTGTCCATTAGATGAAGCGTAATCAAACAAGACCTCTGACTGCTTGTAAGTCTCTGTATCCCCTTTTTGCCTGTCACCAAGCTCTAAAATACCGCTACTGTTAACTAATCCGATATAGCCATTCTCACTATTGTGCTTCACTGTAATTATCGGATGCGCATCAACTGATCCGTCGTTGACAAGGTCAAATACTAGTTTGCCGTTTTCTGTTTTAGGGGTTTCGAAACTTCGATATGTAGTTGAATGTACGACTCCATCTGGGACCATGAATTCAATTTCAGCTTGGTCATACCAGTCGGAAATGCCTTTTAAACTAACATCCCCTTTTACTATGGCTAAATAGTATCTGTCTGGTTCGTCTGGCAATCTCAACTTAACGGGTTTATCAGAGTGCAACACTCTAGCCGCTTGTTCTCTTACACGATAAAACATGCCGTTATCAACTTTGGCTGGCTCGTTGGGGTCTACAAAGGCAATATCTTCAAGATGTCTTGTCGCCAAGCTGACAGTAAGCTTGATTTTTTTTGCGCCAAACGCAACCTGTTGAATGTTGACCCCGATTTTAGGGGCTGAATCCGTCGTTATGTTGCGTTCGTTCCCAATTTCGTGCGACACTTTGATTAGTTTAAAGTAATCGTTCAAATCATATCCGTTAAATTGAAACACAGCCATTATTTAATACCTCTCATGCGTTTGTAAGTGAAATCTTTGTCTTTTTGGTACGAAGTTAAATCGTCACCGGTTGCATACGCAAACTCTCGACCATCGACACTCAATGAGATTGGACGACCGATTAGTTCAGTGATGATATCCATTGCTTGTTCGAGACGGTCCATTCTACTATCATCTCGAACTGACAAATCAACGCTACCACGAATTAAACCACCACCAAAACCATCAAACAAGTCGTTGTCTTTGAATAGATCTCTAGAATCTATTGCGTACTCACTAGCCACATCAATCATTTCTTTAATCGAATCTTTGACAAATTTTATGCTTCTATCAATACCTACAGCCATACCTTGGCCAATGTAGATACCGACTTCATCACGGAATAGTCGTGATGGTGAATGGATTCTAGCTTTTGCCTGAGCTGCACGCTCTGCTTGAGCCACAAGGGCGTTAGCAGCAGCCGTTACCGCACCAAGAGCAGACATCATACCGGCGGCCAAACCTTGCCCAATCATTGCCCCTGCTGCTCGCATAGCACCTACACCAGCCATGGCACGGGCTTGTGCTGCATTAACTAGTGCACCCATTGCTGAAGATACAGCGCCAATTGCCGATTGGATCCCTTGAGCAATAGCTTGTCCAGTTTGTTGACCAGCCTGTTGACCCATCTGAATCATTCGCTGACCATTCGATTGAACAGCTTGCGCCATTCTTTGCATTGCTGATTGCACTTGTGCCGCTGCGTTATTCATCGCTACACCAATCAACGGTGCTAACGTTCCAATTTGCATAATGGCAGTCGTAGCCATAGTGGCACTTGACGCAACCAAGCTGAATTGCGTTGGGATCAAAGCAATTGAAGCGGTCAACTGCATAACACTCGCAATTACCATAGTAAATTGACTACTAATCAGTGCAACTGTAGCACCAACAGCAGTGAGACTGGCGTTCATTGCAGTGAATTGTGTAGTCACCGCTTGAATAGATGCCCCAACCATTGTTAATTGGCTATTGAGCATAGACAAAATTGTCCCAAGCGCTGTGAATTGTGCCCCAAACATTGTCACACCCGATGTAGCTACCAAGAGTTGACTGTTGATTGTAGACAATGCAGTTGTGAAGGTCGTAAATTGGCTATTAAGCATGGTCAAAGAGGTACCAATCATAGTGAATTGAGTACCTATGAGAGTTAGGCTAGTGCCTAGCATAGTCGTACTTGATGACATTGTAGACATGCCAGCAGTAATCATAGTTAATTGACTAGCGAGACTGGTTAGACTAGCAGTCAATGTAGTCATACTTGCATTAACCGAAGTCATGCTAGAAGTCAATGACGTTGAAACTGCACTGAATTGAGTCAACCCAGTAGCAGCTTGCATCAATGCTGGCGCAAGTGTCATGATTTGTGTTCTGAAGGCTGTGATAGGTCCCACAATTGCAGTTAGACCACTGAGCGATTGACTAGCTTGGCTAGAGAATGTGCTAAATGCTGTTCCTGCTGTGGTCAATAGTGATTGTAGATTAGTGAACGACGATTGAATACTTGTAATCGTGCTTGAGAAATGACTTAAACCTGCAACAGCGCTAGAAGCCGAGCTAGACACCTTGCTCATCCCATTACCAAGCTGTGTCATGCCAGTACCAGCTTGCGCCAACCCAGCCGAATTGTTACCGATTGAACCAACGCCTTTGGCGACTGCCGCAAGAGATGCAGCCATGTCACCGAGGTTGGTATTGGTAATCTTAACCACACCATTAGCAAGCTGATTGAAACCAGAACCTGCTTTTTGAGCGGCAGTGCCGATTGAGTTGAAAACGTTAGCTAAGCCATCGAGAACTGATTTAATAGCGCTACCTGCAGAGGTAATCACGCTTGAAATGCCTTCAAATGCTGACTTGATACCGTCACCGATACCTTGCGCCGCTGTACTGATTGACGTTCCGACTGATTGAACCACGCTAGCAATGCCCTGCAAGGCTACACCAATGGCTGAACCCGTAGCACTGATAATACTTGCCACACCACTTAGAGCCGTACTAATAGCAGTTCCGATACCCATTGCAGCCGTAGCGATTGCCATTCCTGCCGCTGATACAACCGAAGCAATTCCAGAGAATGCAGCGCTAATCACACTACCGATTGCTGTAATGATAGGCACAATCTGTCCGATGATAGCAACAATGCCATCGATGATAGATTGTAAGATAGGTGCCAATGTTTGAACCACTGTCACAATGCCTTGGATCAATTCGCTTAAAACTGGGGCCAATGCCTGAACCACTGCAACAATTGACTCGTAGAGTGTTTGGAAAATTGGCGCTACTGCAGAAATAGCTCCGGCAATCTCATTGATTACCATTGCAATTTGTGGTCCAAATTGACCAACTACTTGAGCAACTTGAACGATACAATCCGTAATGATAGGTGCGATGGCTATAATTGTGTCTGAAATTATCTGAGCTATAGCTGTCATTGTATTTCCAATGATTTGAACAATCGGAGTAATTGCTGTGGCTATTTCACTGATTGCAGAACCTAGAGCAGTAGCTAAACCACTGAAAGCATTGATGATAGCTGGCAATGTTCCTAGAACGGAAGTCCAAGCGTTACCAAATGCCGTGATGGCTGGTGCCGCATTGCCAATAGCAGTGCCGATAGCTTCAACCAGCGGTGAAAGTTTGGCAAGCCCCGGTGCGGCTTCACCAACAGCTTTGATAACGATACCAAATGCAGTGCCAAACGCTTCAATTACTGTTCCAGCTGCCTTGCCAATGCCTTGCACAACAGTGCTAAATGCTGAACCTAGAGCATTTAGGATTTGCGAAACACCTTGGGATTGAGTGGCTAATAGCGTAAATGAAGCAACGATAATGGCAATACCTGCACCAATTCCGACTGCTGCGATAGCGACACCAGTCGCAAACGATAATATCTGAGCCGAACTTAACCCCTTGAGACCTTGCAAGGCGAATTTTAGACCTTGCCCGAAACCTTTGTAAGTTTCAGCTATACCTTTGAATATAGCTGTCAAGATTCCTTTGATTGCGTTTCCGGATGATTTGATTACATTGGATATCCCACTGAATAGCTGAGTAATCGTTGACTTAGAACGTTTAACGCTGTTTGTAGCTCCGTTAAGCCCCTCAGTGGCTTTATTTTTAAAGGCACTAAACGGATTAAATGACTTAATCCAGTTCAGACCTCGCATAGCAGTATCGAACACTGAAAGTCCAGCCTTGGCAGTCATGAAACCTGCCACCATGGCCAAAATGCCACTAGTGATGCCATTGAGCACGCCTTTAGGAATAGAACTTACAAACTTAGATACCGCTGAAACAGCTTGAGATATCCATTTTGTTAATGTTCCAAACGCTGTCCCTAGCGCTGAGATGACTGTTTGCATTTCAGCACTGTTAAACACATCACCGATTGACGAACCAATGGTTTTAACAGCTCCCCAAGTGTCTTCTATTGCTGATTTAAAAGCTTTGAATGCGCCAGTGTCCGAGAATGAGCTGATGAAGCTCTTAACAGACCTAGTAGCAATAGTTAAACCTCTTGATAGCCCACTAACAATGTCGCCAATGCCAGTGCCTAGCCCTTGGAATATGCCCTTGAAATCTATGGCTTTTATCGCTGTTTTAGCTTGAGTAGAAACATACTTAAACGCATTTGCTAAACCCTTGATGGCTCCTGTGTTGCTAAAGCCTTTCCAAAACGATTGAACGGTTTGACTGACCCCTTTTACAACCTGGTCGATTACTTTATCAAGACCGTTTGCGAACTTCTTGACAGATTGTTCATCAATTTTGCCAAGAGCATCAATGATACCCTCGATTCCTCTAATTGCCTTGTTACTAAGTTGTTCAAAAACTGGTTGCAATTTGGTTGAGACCGTTTCGTAGAGCCCGTCAACGGCTTCGTCTACAGATTTGTACCTAGTGGCCAAACTCTGCATGGAATCGCCTGCTCGTTTAAAGGCCTCTGCAAAGTCTTCAGTCTTAATTTCACCGTTTTGGATTTTGCTTACAAGGTCATCAAGAGACATTCCCATCTCTCTAGCGACGGCAGCCATACCTGCTGGTGACTGTTCCATCATCAGCTTGAAGTCTTGCCATTGGATCTTAGGCTTAGTCATCGCTTGAACCATTTGTTGGCTCAGTGTCTTCATTGCCTGTTTAGGATTTTCAGCAGAAGCGGCAAGACCACCCATAGCTTTTACCAAGTCTCCAGCATCGCTACGACCGATTGCGGCCATCTGAGAGAACGTAGTACCCATGTCAGAGGCAGAATAGATTGTCTGTGTTGCATAGTCTTGCATAGCCTTTTTAGCCGACGCAATTTCTGTTTGCCCCCAACCTAGCTGGCTTAAGCTCCCATCGAATGTTTTCCAAGCCTTCGTTGAGTTGTTAAGCTCGGTCATCATACCACCGATACCACTTGTTATAGCACCGATACCTTTGGTAATCCCAGCACTAACAAGGTTAGCACCGAGCACACTTTTAAACATCGAGCCTAGCCCCTTGCTACTCTTGCCAAGTGATTCAGCTTGCTTTTGAGCGTTTTTCAGGGCGCTAGATAAGCCGTTATCTTGTGCTGACAGTATTGCCCTTACATTGAATGTTTTATCAGCCATCTAACAACCCCTCCTCTCTTTTGAACGCCAAATTTCGTCTAGCTATCTGGATAAGATGCCTATTGTCTTTTTCATGATCCCCGAGAAGTTCTTTTTCACGACGTTCTTCGTCATAAAAGTCTTTGAATTCCTTAAAGACATACTTCTTACCGCCCTTGCTCGTAGCCTTGACACTGCGGTTCAAGAAGGCTTGCAAATAAAGTTTCTTCTCTTCTTGAATAAACCTTTTCGCATAAGCTTTTTGATACAGTCTCAACTCATTTAGAGTCATTCGTCTGGCTTCTAAAAGTGTCGTCCCGTATCTAGCCATGCAATTGGTAACTAAATCTTCGTAAGTCTCTCTTGAGCTCTTGACGTTTTCTAAGCTTCTTCTTGAGCCTCTAACATTCGTTTGGCTGTTTCTCGTGTCAATGGTTGCTTCTGCAATTGCGAGAAAAAATCCTCGAACAAGTTATCCAATCGCCCATTTTCAGCCTCACGTTCAACAAAACGCTCAATACCCTCTACAGATGGTTTTTGGCGTTCTGTAGCAGTTCCAGCTTGAATGAGGTCTAGCAGAACAAGTGGGTTCTTTTGTTGCAAATCAACCACTGCGTGTTGTACACCAAACCCGAACGCTACACCGTTTTGGTTGATTGAATAACGCTCGTCGAGCACTCGCAAGAAGTCAAATCCAAAATTCAAAGTATAGTCTTTGTCATTAATTGTGATAGTGTTCATGTTTTAAATTTCCTTTCAAAAATAAAAAGCGAGGGAAACCCTCGCTAACTGTTTTAATTATCAATGTCCAGTGATAGCAGTAGTGTCTTGGAAAGTATATTGGATCTCTCTGATTTGCTCGTCAGACAAAGTTGCTTCACCAGCTTGTGGCTTACCTTCAACAGACATCTCAGATTCAATCTCTACGAGCTCTTCAACATTCGCTGGGACTTCCCATGAAGACAAGCGGCCGATTGCATAGAGTGCGCCGAATTTGCCATTTGTTTTCTTATCAGTTAGATCAATTTCCCAAACTTCGACCTTGAATCCATCAACTACCGACTGTTTCAACATTTCGTTGACTTCATCCTTAGTCCCGATTGCGTTGATTGACAAGGTTGTTTCTAGACCACCATCAGCAACAACCGCACCGTCTTTAGTTTTAGTGGTGTCCGCATCACGGGAATACTCCCACTTATGTTCTGTTTGCAGTGCCAATTTAGCTGCTGCTTTCGTGTCCCCGTATTTACGGAACATCAAGATTTTATTCTTACCTAGCTGTGCTTCTTTTACATTTGTATCAGCCATGCTTTTCCTCCTTAGTAAAATTTGTAAAATAAATAAATAATGAAGTGATAAAGCTCTTCGTCAGTGCTGTTATCACGGTTAGAATCAATTGACGACTCATTGACTTCCGCCGAGAAGTGCATCCCATCGATATTTTTGATAGCAAAATAGCTGGACAATAACTGCCCAGCTATATCAGATAACTGCTTGCGGTCATCTACTCGTCCCCAAACATGGACGGTTGACGACAAGCGACCTATCAAGCGTGACTTTGTAGCTCTGGGTAATGTTTGGATCTCGCCCATGACCACAAATGGATAAGATGCACTGTCTGACGGAAGATAAGGGTAAGTAGTGAAACCGAGTCCCTCACTAATTCGAAAGAGTTCGTCATGTAGTAATTGGTCTGGTTGTTTCATGTCTACTCCCATTTAGCTAATTCCTCGACCATTCCAGGGACAGTCGCTTCTAACGCAGGAGCCATAAAAGGCTGTGCTGCCATCTTCCGAGTGCCTACTTCGAGGTACCCAGAATATTTTGTGTGCGCTTTTACGACAGCCCTGTCACCACCAACCGTAAGAGTAATTGACTGCCGTGTAGTTCCGTGGGTGTATTTACCTTTGAACTCTGCCTTGCTAATTGCGTTCTCTTTTAATTTACTGCCGTATTTTTTTAAAACTCGTTGACGTCGTTCTGGATTGGCGTTTTTCAACAAAGATTGGCTCATTTCATCTAGCCCATAAAACGTAAGCGTAGCCATATTACTTCACCGCCTTATTAACGTATAAAACACTTCTTCCAGCTAGATATCCTCTAGCAGTTACCGGAATGTATTTGCTACCACGATATTCAACGGAAGTCACGGATACTGTCACAGGGCTTCTGAAACGAACAACCAAGCTCGTAGCATTTAGCAAACCTCCCAGCTTAGCTTGAAGGTCTAAGCTTGCACCAGTCACGTTACACTTAACTTCTTTGCACCAGTCTTCCCCTCCGACCATACGACCGAGGGTAGGGTCGTATCGTTTCGGCGTCTTATCGTTTTGATATTTGAGTATCACTGTATCTGTGTATCTCATAGAAACAACACGCTCCCTTCCTTCGATTGTCCAGAGGTCCCGAATGTTCTTTGAAGCATATCGTCATACGGCTTGAATTCATTCTCATTGTCGTAATAAGACATTGAGTGACCATCTACCGTCTCGGCTTTAGCTCCTTCAGCTCCTCGACGATTGAAGCGTTTAATAACGCAATCTTCGAAGATAAAAGAAAAACCATCGTCAATATTGACAACGGCATATTCTGCTTTGAAATGACTAATTACTCTGTTTAGCAATACTCTCAAGAGGTCAATGCTATCGTCGTCATCTTTTGAAATCTCAAGGTCCAGCATGACATTATCTAGGACCTTTTCTCGATCTAATTCAGCCATGCTAGACCTCCTTACTCTTCAGTGTTATCTGTTGTTTTTTTGCGACTTGCTTTTTTGGGTTTCTCTTCAGTTTCAGAGTCAAGGAAACCTGCTTCGGCAAGTTCTTCGACACGTTCACCAGCATAATCGTCACCGGCATAGTAAATAATGCCGTCGGTTTTATCCTGAAACGCTTTTAAAACTTTAGTCATAGCTACCTCCTACCAAAATCAAGCTACTGGAATAACAGTAAGCATATAGCAATCATCCAAACGTTCGAACGAAGGCAACGCAATCATTGATACTTTGGTTTGGACGTTGACTGGATCAGTTGTTTTAGTGGTCGTAATCGCAATACCTTGGTCAACCACTTCAACTTGTGCCCCTGGGGTGTCACCAGACTGCAAATCAGATTCTTCTGGAGTTGTACCGAAAACAGTAGAACCCAATGAACCGTTTGGAACCAAAGTCAAATGACCGTCTGGATAGAATTTGCTAATTTCTCCTTTGTCATTTCGGTATGTGCCGTTTTCCAAAAGAACTGTAACACCGTAATTATCCAAAATATACGCTTCAACCTCGGCTTTGGTAACTGTTGTCCCTGAAGCTGCAAGAGGTTTGATGATTTTGACTGTAGATTCTGATTTGCGAATCAAGCTAAATGTTTTGGCATTCATGATAGCAATCTCTGGCATCAAGCCAAGGCTTTGAGCTGTTTCGATTGCTTCTTCAAGATCCGCAAGAGGTGTTGCCGTTGCTTGTGTCCAGTCTTTAGCGACTGTCTTCTTGTGGTCGTCTTTGACGCCATAGTCAATGTCGACGTTTTTTCCTTCATTGACAAACGCAATCTTACCGGTTGCGAGAGCTTGCATGCGCATAGATTCCAAACGAGCACGGGCACCTTGGATAAGTGTCATTTCGTCGTTGAAAATGCCTTGTGTGACAGTCTCAATCAAACCAGTGTTGTTAGATCCAGCGATTAAGTTGAGCTGTTGACGGTCAGCTTCTTTGACTAACATAGCTTCTTTGAAAAATGGCATTTGTTCGTCATGGATTTCAGCACCCACACGTTCACGGATAGTGACATTAGTATCGAATGCTGCTGGCTTCAAGACAACCGCACGCCCTGAAGAGCCCTTGATGTAAGATAATTTAGTTCCAAGTTGTTTGCGTGCAGGGAAAATGCGTTCCCCAAGCGTGGAATCCACGTTTAATTGCGATGTGTTGAAATATCCAGCGATATTAGATGCTGTTACCGTGTCATAAATAAGGCCCATTAAGCATTGCCTCCTTTTCCTGCAATAAATTTAACGAGTGGCAACGCTGTTTTAATAGCGTCGTCAACTGTACCACCGTTAACCGCTTCTTTCCAAACCTCACCAGCGTACAAAACAGACACTGTTTTATCAACAGACAAGTCTGCATCGTATAGAACGATTCCTTCTGGTGCTGTTTTGTTTTCCTCTACTGGCTTAGAGCGGTCGTCGAAAATTGACCCACCTTTACCAGCCACCAAAGTACCAGCTTTGATGTACTTCTTACCGTCTACGTCAACCCCAGCAAAACTTTTATCAACTGTGGCAGTGACAGCTTTGTAAGGCAAAGAACGTAGAATGTTACTTGTGTCAAATACTTTTTTTACTGACATGAAATATCCTTTCTAATTGTTGGCTAGATAATCTTACCTGACGAACGGACAGCTTTTTGAGCCAAGCGAGAACCGTAATTGTCTGTGTTAGAAATGCCATCCGCTGATGCTTGGGGTGCATTTTGTCGGACGGTTTTTTTAACTTCTTCCGCAACAGCATTATTAAATACTGTTTCGAACTCAGTCACTGCTTTAAGTGCATTCTCAGCGTTGCCAGCCATTGCAAATGTCTCAGCCAATGCGCTAGGTAAGCCTTTGGCTACCAAATCTTTCTCAACAGCAACAACAAGCTTTTCATGCTCGAAAGCAGCACGTTCCTTCTCAAAGCTCCTTTGCTGATCCTCGAACTCTTTTTTAGCTCTATCTTGAGCTGATAGATTGGCATAATCTTTTTCTTTCTGTAAAGCATCGGCTACTGCTTGAGCTGTACGCTCTTGTTCACCCTTGTCTCTGTTACTCAAAGCAGTCTGTACCGCTTTGTTAATCATGCTATCTAATTCAGATTGAGAACCAGGCGCTTTGAAGTCGCTCGCAGGGGTTGGGTTGCTCCCTTGCCCTTGGTCTTGGCGACTCTCTTGTTGTCCGTTAGTCTCGATAGTGTTATCTTGTTCCATAGTTTCCTCCTACCTAGTCTCGTAAAGAGCACCCCTTTCTAAGCCACGATAAGGGCTAGCTACGCCCTCTCTAGTCTTGTCTAGGGTGTTTACCCACGAGCCACGCTAGTATTGTTTATTTAGGGCTTAAATTAGCCCTATGCGCTGACGAGGCATCGAACCCCCAAGCCCCTTGGCTAGCACGGCTATCAACGCATAAGAAAAAGCCGTATTGCTACGACTTTTTTATTTATTTCATTAATCTGATTTACCTTCTAAGACAACTTTTACTTCTTGGCCAACTTTCAACAAATCTGTCTTGTTGATCAAAAGTTCAGTCCAGATATCAGATGGAGTGCCTTTTATTTTATGAAAGACGGTGTCATCCGTTGTTAACAGACCGCCAAGCGCACCAGAAATCGGCTTATCTAAACTTACAATAGTCCCAAACGGGGCTTGAGTAATCGCTTTAATTTTCATATTTTTTCAACTCCTCCTTCCAATATTTTAAGTTGTTTCTAGTCTGTTCAATCTCATTTCTAGGTATATTATACCTCTTTGATACAGAAAGTAAATAATTCTGCGCCTCTATCTCTGCTTTGATTTTTGAAACCGGCTCGTCAACTAGACGCCCATCTTTCCATTGTTCAGCGTGGTAGAGTTCCTCCAATACCTCGGAAATCGTCGCCTTTTTTTGCAAAACGATTATTTCTGCATTTAGGTTCATCGCAGCAGCTTTTTGAGATTTTAGATAACGTTCTGCTTCATCGTCCTGCCAGACAACACCGCCACGCTTTCTAAAATCTTTGGTTAAATGGTTTTGCCTAACTATATTGATAGGTCTACGCTTATTGCTATCTTTGTTTCGATAAAGTCTAGTCATACCATCTTCCACATACACTTCGGCAACCGCACAACGACAGTACGGATGCATAGGCGGAGCGTTTAGCCCACTCTCCATCTTGTCAATTGGAACAGGTTCCCTCTCGGTATCACGGCCAACTTGTTTGCAATAATCGCAAGCTCTCGATTCTGGCATGAGTTTGAAATACTCAAACCCATTCTCTTTCATGATATCTTGCTGAGCTAGCGTCTGAACTCTAGCATGTTCCGTGATTGCCAGTCGTTCAGCGTCAGTGCGAGAGACATCCATGTATTTGCGGATTCTCTGAGCGATGGTTATACCGTTCTCTCCTCGAATGAGTGCCCTAGTCACTTCCGTTTTAACCAAATTGCGCAACTGTTCCTGTCTCTTCCAGATACGCTCCGACCATTTAGCGCCTTCGAAATTAGCGTTAACAGCCGTCGTCATGTACTTTTCAAGTGTTTTCTTGTTAGGCACCGTCTGATCAAGCAGGCTTCCTCTTACAATTTCGCTCTTATATCCATTAGTCAGATAGTCATTGGTCAATTGACGTTCGCCTTCAGATAAAACCAATAGTTCGAGTTCTAACTCTTGGATAAGAAGTTCTTGACGGCCAACAGACATAGAAAAGTTGTAGTCTCGGAGCTCCTTGTTTGCCTCCGGACTAAAATCTTTGTCAGCTACATACTGTTTGGCTTTGGCTTCAAAAGCCTTGATATCAAAACTGTCTGCTCTTCGTTTCGCATCACTAGCGGTTAATCCGTTTTTGTCAGCGAAATTTTGGATATAAGCATCTAGTTCTTTTCGCAACTGTGAAAGTTGCAAATTATATAGTGCTTCAAGTTCTTTCTTAAACTCAGCTTCACCCTTTTTATTGCTCGCTTCTCGTTCTTTCTGAGCACGTTCTGACCAGTATGTCATTCATCAGACCTCACAGAATCGCTCGTATGCGTTTCTTCTTCGTCGTCGTCGGTATAGTTACCTACTTGCCCGTTAAACTCGCTAGAATACCCCTTAAAATCGATTTTAGATGCCTCTTTATCCACTCTGTCGAGTTCTTCAGCTGGGCTCTCTACCAAACCAGATAAGCTAAGAGCAGTTTCTTGTGACACTTGACCACCAAGGCCAGTCAAAATAGATACTTGCTCGGATAGTGATTTTGGCAAATTTGGCGTGAATGTTATTCTCAAGAAATTTTCATCAAACGCTTTGAATTCTTTTACCAACTCACCCACACGACTAGCCAAGCGATAGCGACGCTTCAAACCTTTTGTAAATTGCGATTGAGTCTCAATGCGGTCTTGGTCAAGCCCGAACAGTTTGTACTTCATTGCCTCGCCGGACGTGTTGCCTGAAAAGTTCTCATCGGCCATGTCGGGAGTGTTAGTGAAAGTGTGGATATCTTTGTCCAGTCTTGTCTTGTACGCTTCGACACCAGACACATCGTAAGACTTAGTTAGATATTCAGCCTTAACCGTCCCTTCCTTGCCATCCGCAGCCTTCGGTGGAACCAATTGCATTAAGCGTTTAGCTTTCATGTCTTCAGGTTTCATATTTGCAGGCAATCGCATATCGCCATAGATGGCAAGGATTGCGTCAGCCATGTCGGACATGTGATTGGCCGTGTCAGATTCAGCTGAATCATATAAGTCGATTAAATAAAGTTCGGTTTCATAATCGCCAATGCCATCAGTGTTGTTCAAATACTCCGTGATTGGAACTGTGCCAAAAGCGTGAGCAGTGACAGAAACCTCTTTTAGATCTTCTGAGTAATCCAATACGTGAATATTTGATGAGGTATACACTTCAACGGTTTGATGTGCGTCAGAGAATAAATCAGCACTGTAGTATCTAACTGCTACTAATGAATTGTCTTCAAGCGAATTGTCATAAATAATAAACGTATTAAGAGGGCTTAACTGTTTAATTCGTGTCTGGTCGTCCTCACTTCGATAAATCAGCTCGTAAGCACGCCCAACTTGTGACAAATCCCGGATAAGATTGCGGTTCAACGTATCAATGTCATTGTTTCGTCCAATTTCCTTAATAGCTTCGTCGTTTTGCGAACCGCTGACACTATCGTCATATTCAACCCGAATAGGATTCCCAGCTAGATATCCCGTCTTAAACTTGCTAATCATGCGCCCATAATTGTGGACGGCACGCTTGTCAGACATCTCTTTATCCTTGCGCCTTCCAGCTTCGAGAACGCTGTGATTATCCCCTCTGGCATAATCAAACAACTCCTGAACTCTTGGACGTTGACGCAATTTGTGATGGTTAATAAAATTCTTGAGCAATGCCCAGTTATCTTTTTTTAAATCATCAACACTTTTAGCACGATATTTTGTGCGTGATTCTCGATGGAATCGCAGATTTAAAACATGCGGTTGTCCGGTACTATCGACAAATTCTGTCTGTTCCATTTTTCCTCCTTCAACTAAACATATCTATCAAATCGTCATAGCTTGCTCGCTCTGTGCTGTTAACAACATAGTCTGAATAGAGAGCATATCTCACACTATCCAGCACGTCATCAAACTCTTTTAACGGCTCATCTCTTGTGCTGTTCTCTTTCCATCGATACTGGAATATCTCATCAAAAAAACGGGGCACGAAGTCTCGCTTAACGTATAATCTTTGTTCTTTGAACAGCTTAGCGATAAGTTCGATGCCAGCAATCACTGACTTATTAGCATTACTGATATCAAAACCCTCATTGTCAAATCGTGCTACGTGCTCTGGACGGGCACTATCGGCATAGAATGGAATGTTTCCATAGATATTAGTCAGTTTCCTAGCTTGCTCTACCCACCAATCTATCTCTTTGAATTGCGCTGCTACGCCATCGATAAGGTAGTAGTTGCCATCCACACCTTCACCGACAATCACAATAGATCCATAGTGAGTATACCCCCAGTCAATCCCACCAAAGTAGCGCCTCATATCTGGCAATTCATCGACTACATGAATCTCGGTGTCATAATCAGCATAGATAGCGCCTTCAGCAACAGTCCACTTGCCTAAAATATCCCGGTCATAGAACTTACCTTTAGGTGTTGCTGCCTTGATAGAGTCAATGTAGCGCTTTGACAGAAAGGTGTTATCATCAAGCTTGAAGCTGAAATCTATAATCTTACCGTCATTCTTACCAATATAATCTCGATTCAGCCAATGATTAGGATTGTCTGGGTTGCTATCCCAAACGACACGAGCACCCTCACCGGAACAACGTGAGATGATTTCTTTAAAAACAATCTCGTTCGCTAGCGACGCCTCGTTGACATAAGCCCCGAATGCCGTAAAACCACGGGCACGCTTAAGTCCAGATATAGAGCCAGTGTAGACTTGCACAACCTTTACACCGCAAAATACAAAAGATCCATGCTTGTCATACTTAGGCTCGAAACCGTATTTATTATAAAGCTCTTGCAGCACGTTATTTTGTATTGCCGTTGACGATGTACCCGCTAAGATATAGATGGGCTCATCCACACCTAAACGATCAGCAATCTTTCTGACACGGCTTAATTCGGTTACAAACGTATCATTATTAACCACGGTCTTGCCTGCACGTTTAGCACCGTGGAGTCCACATATAAACCAATCGTGATTCCAGATGTAGTGCAATACGTCTAGTTGCCGTTTTGTATAGAGCTTACTCAAGTCCATCGCTTACAGCTCCTTTAATGATATCGAGGAAACCAGCGATTTTCTCATCCTGTCCTTCATCACCACCGATTTGAGATTTGAGTTTCTCAATCTCAAGTTGCAATTTCTCAGCCTGCTTAGCTGTTGGATAGCGTTTCAAGATTTCAGTAATTGCTTTGATAACCGTGTTATTATCAGCTTTCTTAGTCACCCGTTCAACTTCACCGGTCAAGGGATTCATCATCAAGACTTCTTCGTCTCGTTTCCCTCTAGCAATGTCGGATAGGATGGACAAGGCTTCTTTAGCATCCATGATGTTCTCGCTGTGCATTTTCTCAACTTCGGCATCGATATAGCTCTTAATTTCAAGTTTTTTCAAGTTTTGCCCAGCGATACGTCCCGCCGTCTTTTCGCTATATCCAGCATTGATAGCAGCTTGTGTTGCATTGCCTAGCTTGATATACTCGCTAGCAAATAATTTCTGTCGTTGATTTAGCCCAATATGTCCACCTCCTTCATTGCATGATAAAAAGACAACCCACAAAGTGAGCCGTCTCTGAATTTTCTTCGATAATATAATAATACCACTTCAAACAGTTGTTAGACACCGTGAATTAACCGTCAAAATACCGTTATTTCAACGTTCCACAACTAATTTGCCATCTCTATACAATTCTGCAAACGCTAGGATAGCATTATTTAGCAATCCTTGAAAGGCTGTCCTTTCGAATCCTATTGCTTGGGCGATTTGCCAGTTTGGTTTCGGTGGGTATGCCAGATATTTCTCTATCAGTATTCTGCGATAGTCTGGACGATATAGCCCGCTAACTGCTTGCTCTATGGCTTCTAGCTCGTTCATAGCATCAACACGCCTAACTGCGATGTTCTCCACTGGTCTGCTCACCCCGCTGCCACCTCTGGGCATAAAAGTGAACTCTTGTGTAATCTTCTGCTCAGCGCTATCGTGTGCTATCTCTCGCCATCTTGGATATTCTCGAAGTTTTCGCTTGCAACCTCTGATAGTTGCTTTCTCATCAATTTCCGGCAATAGCATTGTTCTATCCTCTTTGGTATAATAGTAGTGTTGACTTTCAAAGAGTGCCGGCCATTGTGTCGGTCTTTTTTATTTTAGCCCTAGAAACATTAAGAGATTTATGAAAAGATAAGTGTATTTGTTCTCGGGCTTTTTATCGCCTCCTTCCTAGCCATCGACACCAGCAAGGTCTTTGGCTTTTGATTAGTAATGCGACATCAATAAGAAAGAGGGTTGTTTCACATCCTTTTTTCTTAAATTTGCTGGGTTTTGTTTGAGCAAGGTCTGTCAGCTTGCCCGGTGTTGAAAAAGTGTTCAAGCCACTAAAAATCTATATTCATTTTTTAGCTTCATTTTTTATTTTTAGTGTTGACAGACAATAGCTAGCAAGGGAGTCGAACCCTCATAGACCGTTCTAGCTACACGCCTAACATGTAGGCTTTATATAGGGCTTTTCTGACCGTAATTTTATCCCTGCCTGTCTTGCCTTTAGTTCGGTATTCAAGCATGATGCGGTCAGCATCGTCATCCAGCTTATCGGGCCAGTCATAATGATTGAAAACATAACTAGCAATCTTGCTGAATAGATCCCGTGACAGTACCCCTTCCATTTGGATGGTTTTCAAAGGCGTTAGAGCAGCCTTCTCTAAATAACATTGATTGATGGCGTTTTGGACTTTGTTAGCTTTCTTCTTATCACAGTCCTTAACGTCTCTAATATAGCTATTTAGGTCGTTAGGGTGTTCCTTGCGTAATCCTTCCACTTCCTCTTGGAACCGTTTAAACAGCCCCTCTGGCAGTCCTGCGTTGGTTTTCTCCAAAACCGGTTTAGTGGTTTTTCCTCTTGTGTAATTAGTAGACAGATAATCTTGAAGGTCGTCGAATAGTTCATCGGAGATAATGCCTTCTAACCTGTCGACTGTCGCTGGCGATATCCTCGCACGTTCAACGACTGCGGCGTTGAGTGCTTGATATATGATGCGAGCTTGTAACTCATCGCACTGTTTCACATCTTGGAAAAACTGTTTATAAGAGCCTTTCTTGTGAGCCTGCTTAAGCGCTGCATGCTCACTGACTAACCGTTGATACAGCTCTGGTGTCAGTCCGGAATATTTGTATCTCACGCTCATGAGCTTACCTCTAGCAGCTCTTGATTTTCGTAGATGTTGCCAATAACCTCAATGTAATACTCTTGACTGATGTCAAATAGTCCGTTATGTACTTGCCCGTCTATGTACCACATGAAAATCTCGTCCAAACCGCAAATAGTTCCAATTCCACCATCCGGAAAATTAGTTCTTTCGTCACCATCAGTCACCTTGACGATATCCCCCTCAAAGATTTCTCTATCGTTTTTGTCTCTCATTCCAGTTGATTGCATTAAAACGATATCGTCGAAATCGTAGTAGTCTAAATCTCGACTATCTGGCAATCCTTGCTCAAAATAGATTGTTTGCACGCAAATTTCTTTTTCTTCGAAATTGATAGCGATAAT